TTTTTTTTTTTTTTTTTTTTTTTTTTTTTTTTTTTTTTGTAAGAAAAACTTCGATTCCATACACTAGTGTAAGGTAATCGATATGGTGGTTTAAGTGCACCACCTCTCTTAGTACTCGCTAATCATTACATAGTTTACCCTTTCGAATAAACTATGCAATGCATACTTTCCATCATTGAGAGAATTTACACCTCAATGAGTAGGTGGAAACACACTGCCCCCATAAGGGCCGTGTGGAAAAACCACCTCTCAAAGAGGCAGCCCTTAATTAGGGACTTGTATATTTTATGTCGCGTCCTGCGACTTTTTAAAATTTTTATAAATAAATTTATTGTCACTTCCTGTGACTTTATTTAGAAAAGAAAATGGATTATTAGGCGTGTGAAAACCGGGGTATCCCAACCCAGAAAAGAGCTTGGAAGTCATCCGCTACAGCGCGTGTAATCATACGGTTCTTGGATGTACCTGTCCAGATACGCAACCTCGCACGAGGTGTGAGAAAATCACATGTGGTCGAGGAAGTGTTACAATACTGAACAGGAACCATCCTATACACATTCTGGTAAGGTACTTGCACAGAAAGACCACCAGCATTATAAATGTTAGTAGCTGGTGGCTGTGGTTGTAGCTGAAGAGATGCAACAGTATAGTTAGACCGAAATGGTAAATAGCCATCAGACGTAAGTGTACCAGTCTCAACAAAAGCAACGGTATTATTATCTATATTATCAGAACGATAAATATAAGACAAATTAGAGTCTACTCCTGTCGAAATAGGTGTGGTCCTAAATCTCATTCCTCCGCGATAAAAAGCGAAGGGAGCTAAGACTTGGGCCAAAAGAGGATCATAACACTGACGTGGAGGAGTAAGGATGGAAAGATTCCATCGACCACAACCAACGGCCCAAGGTACTAATGCAACAACATCGTTCAAAGCTGCATCAGCATATTCGAATGCTATCACATTAAACCGCTTTATAAGCTGTAAAAGTGATGTAGCGCACTCAGACATACTGTCTTGATTTATAGTATAATCAAGAGGGCCAACAGGTGCTTGACCCGGAGCACTGCAAACGATGTCCTCTGAAATATTCTCAACTTCACCACCTTGAGCGGTAACAGGATAATCCAACCAAGCTCTAGGTTTCTGGAACTGTAAAGAATCACCACCACGAACATAAACCAAAACCTCAATGGTGTCGGAACAAGTCTCAGGCGAACGTAGAGGGTTAACTACATGTACAAACAAAGATCCATACTTAATATCAATATTGATAAAGTCAAGTGGTAATAAGTAAGGACAAGTGAAGCACGCGTGATCACCCTCTTGTATGTCTACGACTGTACGGTAACAGTAAGAAGTGTCAGTTAGTGTAATGGTAAGATCATCAGGACCAGGAACATAGGTGAACGCAAATGCTCCTGCATGGAAACCAGTTTTAACAAACTTAAACATGATCTCAATATCCCCTCTGTAAGCACCAAACAAATTTGAGAGGTAGGATACAGGTGTATGATAATCTTCATTAGTACTTATCTGGTTGTGGAAAACATCTGGTTGTAGAGGAATCCTTAACAATTGGTCTCCTGGAGTTTGGGACTCATTAACAAACATTGTAGTATAATAAGCCCATTGCTTTTTGATAAAATCTATGGACATTTGATCTTCCCCTCCGTCACTAATATCAGACAAAAGTTTGAGTTTAGCGTCGAAGAGAACGGCCAAAGGCATAGAATTATCAAGACCATCGGAAGTTGTAGTATACCAATTATAATTGTTCGACATCTGGCATGGCTTCTCTGAATTCACTGGTTTAGCGAATCCAAAAGAGTACGCAGCGCCTTTAGCAGCATTTAAGAACCAGGAAACTGGTCCAGCCCAAGGACTGAGTAAAGGTATCTTAGCCACAGCTGATGAGAAGTTCGCAGCAGCCCCAAGCACATGCGAGATGGGCCGCTGTTCAGCTTCTGTTGGCATAATACGGGTTGCTCGACCCTTTCCGACTCCAGATTGTTGGACAGCTTTATAAGTCTGACCAAAGAGTTGAACATCTACCATAGAATACCAAATAGTGTAATCAACAGTAGAATCAGCCCCTGGACCAACTAAAAGAGGACTCATAACAACTAGATATAAATCACCCCAAGAAATCACATTACCAGGACTTGTTAGTTCAATAAAACGCCCGGGTGCGACATAAGGAATTGAAAGTGAAACCGAAGTATCACCACAACCCATATCAACACCAGGCAACTGTGAAATGGGCGTCCTATGACCTTTGTGCATGCTAGACTTCACCACATTCAACTCAGCACAAGGATAATAACAGAGACGTAAACGTCCCTGATGGAAAGGCGTAGCATTAAGGACGAGATCCACTCGTAGAGTAGCTCTCAAGCCATAAAAACCACGTAACTTATCCATCCACATAGTGTTGTTAAATATCCCTGTCCAAGTGCGTTGATCAAAAAGATATGTAGTGTTAGGATTAGCAATATCCCAAGCGCCAGAGGCAATAGGGACAGGTTTTGCAAAGTAAGCGATAACTGAGGTAACATCATTAGGAAAATAAGAACCAGAATATATCGAGGGTAGAGATAGGGGCAAATTGATCTTCGCGTCCACATTGCCAGTAATGAACTGCGTTGTCCCCTCGGTCATTATAGTCGATACAGTAGTGTCGGGGACATTATCACTCTGTACGACTTTGGTCTGGGAGTCCTGTGGTCAATATACTGCCTCAAAAAGCAACCCAACTAAATGAGGAGAACCTACTCGACACAAAAAGTGCCTAGCTCATTTGGCATCTATCCGGGGGGAGCCTAATGTACGTTTAACAACCCATGCGAATTAGACGGCAGGTACGTTTTCACCGCATACTCATTTAGTGGGCGCTGCCCACCATATTACTACAACACAATAACGAGTCAAAAATGATATGTAGGCGCCTTTTAACGACATGCGACAGGTCGATTGGACACTCAGTAAGACAAATCCGTAGTTACGAACTTGTCCTGCAAGTGGTTGTAAGCGGGACATACTACAGTGTAGTGTTCATCGCTTCGCGCACAAGCATGAGTGATTTCACCTGCCCATTCTCGGAAAGTGTCTTTACCATGTGCTGAGAGTTCCATCAACATATGAAGGACATTATCCTTCCAAAATTGGTACCCAAGGTCTTTTTCTTTAGTCCATTGAATGGATTCAAGAATAGTGTCCAAGGATAAATTGGCCATCCATCTCTTCTTGTCACAGTGGAAGGATCGTATAAAACCTCGCTTGAGGAATGTACAATCCACCAATCTCCTTTCATTAGAGACAACACCAATTCCTTTCGCTTCATCAGTATAAACCATACCCAATTTAGCGTATGCCTCAGTCATAAATTCCTGAGTAATGAATTCGAAAGGACCATATATTTGTACGGAAAGTAGTCCATCATCACCATATTTAGAAATCTTGACATGACCCCGCATGTCCACAAGTATTTCCACAGCCTTAACATATGTCTCAACTGGTTCGGGATAATTGTTGAGGATGGCGTATCTATCAAGTACACAACCAGCTACTGAATTGATCACAACCGTCAGAGGATTCCCAGATGTATTAGCTCCCATCCAGGCGTAAATAAGTTTATCCACTAAATGACGACTTTGCGCAATCTCATCAATGAGCGCATTACGGATTTTCTCTTGATCAGTTTCCTCGTCTTGGTAAAATTTCAACATTACTACCTTAATGGTCCAAATGTCTTCTGGGGCAAGGGTTTTATCATAGCCTGAAAAATCTCCAGCTATTACCCGGTAGTTATCGGCATTATTACCATGACGTGTAGCGAGATGTTGCCAGTCACCACTGTAAGGATTCATCCCACAGCAGATTCCATTATCAACTCGACTACGCATCACGAAGGCACTAAACATTAATGTGTACTTACGAACTAAGAGACCAAATGTTAAATCACATGAAGAAATCAGTCGGGTCTTGCCAGCATCACTCTTCTCAATAGTCCTCAATTCGTCCTTCAAAAAGTGGTTATTAACAACATAAGGTCTAATACCACTCAAGATAGATTCTTCCATCTTTCCCATCTGTTGTTCAACTAAGAGAGCATCTGGCGTATCAAAAGTGAAGTCATCGCTACCAAAAGCAGAAGACTTAGCTCCACCCTTGAGTAAATGCTTCATGGGCCAACCAGGACTAGATCCACGATTAATACTATCAATGAATTCTTCCCCAGGTATGCCCATAACGCATTCCTTAAAGGTGAGAGCGCGACGCATCTCATTAGTTATAATGTAACCAGTATTGAACAACTCATGACAATAATCATCAATGGCAGCCCCATATAAGTGCATATTGGGTCGTATGTGTGATAATCCATATCCCCACATAGCGTTGGCCATAGGATCAATACCATCAGTTGTTCTGAGCATAGCAGGTTTCTTCCGAGGGGGGTATTTATCAATAAGACCGTTGATCGGTGATGGAACAATAGTTGTTTTCTTAGTCTGTGGAATGGGTTTACCAATTGCTTCGTAGACCCTACCATCAGCTCCAAAGACAACGCCACTCTGTACAAGAGGTTTAACCTCTTCAGCGGCGGCTTCTTCAGCAATATCACGCATAATGTTATTAAATGTACAACAAGTGCGCACTGCTAATTCCAGTCCTTCTTTATCAACTACTGCGCCAATACCTTTGGTATTTCCAACACCGGCAACATGTATTGAGGCAATCTTAGCTTCATTAGTCTTATCGAAAATAACGAAAGGTGAACCACAATCGCCAACACGTGTAGGTATATCATACATAATGCCCTTTTCGCAACCCCATTCACCATCCGCATAAACAACATCATTTCTAGTGACGAAGTTTGCGGTATGGTAAACTGGGGAGCAATCTCGGTTCAGTACACCAAGAACACCACGATGCTGTGTAGGTAGTTTCTGATCTTTACTCCTAAATAATTTAAGAATAGACCTCCCGGTTATACCAGGGATATAGCAAACTCCTACATCATCTTCACCATTGTTAGGATTCATCTTAAAGATTTCAATGGTGGCAGCTCCTTCAGACCAAGAGTACAAAAGATCCTTGAGACTCTTAGTGAAGAAGTGGGGCTTAATCTCCCCTGTGTTCGGGTTCCTCATAGTGCAATTAGTGAACGTTATCTGTATATCAGGGCGTGGTTCAATACCATTTTCTGGATCACCGTTGACATAATCCATCCAGCGACCAATATAATGTTCAGGCATTAAGACGACATTGTTCTGTAGGGCTAAAACACATCCTTGGTAGGATTTGTTCTCACCTAAGTCAATCTTAAAACGCCAGACATTTCTGGTAACTAGCTTGGTTATGATATTATGTGCATTCGGATCATCTCCAGCTTGTACCTGAATTCTTCTAAGAGCCTTAACTGAATTTGGTTTCTTCTTGCTCTTGGTCTTTTTGCGCATAGGATAATCGCCATGTTCAGGAGAAACCTCCTCATCCCCATCCTTCTCTCCAAAGAAAGAACGAACATATTTGAGAAGGAAGAACATTGGTACACCTATGGCTAGAGCACGACCCACAACATTGGCATAAGAGGCCATCTTATAGATCCACGTTACACCACCCTTGTTTCCAAAGACGGCATTAGCGCGGTTCTTTTCAGACCACCAAGCCATGTGTGATATAATCGTCTCAGGGTATTGTTGCTCAAAAGCGCATACATGTTCAGTAAAAGCCAAAGGCTCATAAGTGGCATCCCAAGTACGATCACAATATATGGTCATGAAATCCAGTTCAGTGACTCTAGGTATATTCGGATTACGAATCGTGTTCTCGTTGAATTCAACCGCACTAAAGAGACGTTTAGCATAAGCAACATTGGTTTCACCAGTTAACCTATACATCTCCTTATTGCAAGATGGACAAACTCCACAAGAATAGCCGTCTTGTTTCTGTATAAATTCGGCTTCTTTCTTTCTACGGGCAACAACACTTGACACAGAGCGATCGATCTTATTATTCAGATCTAAGTGAGCTTTTGCGGACCGTCGCATCTGTTCAAGAATGAGAACCTTAAGCTCCTCTTTCCCTACTGAGACAGGATTCCAAATATGCTTCTGTAAGTCGGTCATACGGAAAAACTCCAAATAACCGAAATTATCGGCTTGATCAGCGTTATTGATATAATCCCAATCAGGTTTTCTGTCCCAGGGACCTTTGTCCCGAGTACATTCAGTAGCAAATTCTTCACGAACTGCCACAACCCAAGTAAAAGAAAGACGTCGAAAAACGGCTTCTTTATCTATAATAGATTGAATATCATTGAAATGTCGGAGGTTGCTAGTGCCCCAAACATTCTTTGATCTAAAGTAAACACGACCTTTGGAATTGAGATCCGCCATATTAAGGTTCATGGGGTTGACGTTAATCATCTGTATTATCTCACTCCAAATTGTCGGCTGACCATTGTTGGCATCACGTCGGAAACCAAATTCATCTATAACTAGATTATGTTGACCATGATAACCACTCCAGAAATCATCTGTTTCATTATAGGTGTGCAGATACTCACCTGGATGATCCACAAAGTGGTCCAGTTTATGTAAAGGTAGTGTTTCTGCAGTGATTTCCGGAATTAGACAATTAACAAAAGTTGTCTTGCCAATACCAGCACCACCGAGTGCAAGAAACATAAATGGTTCTGGACGGGTTCCATTGACAGTAACCAATTTAGAATTTAATTCAAGAATTAAGTCATTGAGTTCACGTAAATAACCAGACAGTACTTGCAATTGTTGCGCATTATTAGGCATTTTACAAAGCCTAGAGCGAATCTCTTCACCCTCAGCTCGTAGCTGGGATAACTCTCCAGCAAAAGTACTATCCTTCAAAGGATCAGCAACATATTCTACTCGTTTAGAGTGAACAGTTTCACCAAAAATGGAAATTTCCCAAAATGGATCATCAACAATTTTCACTTTCTTGAGATTAGCAAAATCACCAATCCAATTCATGAAATCTTGGACCAACTTAAGAATGAATTCTAAAGTGAACTTCACTCCATCTCCAATTCGACGGATATTGGACGTTTTCTGGAAGAACTCACATACCATGGCCCATCTAGACTCAGATTTTAGTTGTGTACAGAAGCTACCCAAAATACCAGCAATAGCTGTTTTGGAAAGCATCTCAACAAAATTAAAGTCAAAGCCACCTTGTGGTGTAATCTCAGACTTGCCTTCAATATGTTTCTCAAAGAAAGTCATTAACTCATGTAAGTACTCTCCTTCTTCAGCAGTAGCCATTAACATACCCATAACTCCACCACTAATAGTGCTGAATAAAGGAATGTAATAGCCACCCTTAGTATAGGCTAAATAGCCAGAAAAAGCAACTACAATCACTGCTACAATCTTCCTATGTTTGAAAAGAAATTCCATCAAATTAAAGTCCTTAAATGGGTTCTTCACAGTATGTTCCATCGTAATTGGTTTATTACTAAATTCCTCGAACATTTCTCGGACTTTAGTAACAACATCGTCAGCACTCTTTTTAGATTGACCAACAAGATCATTAGCTCTATCAAAGTCGAAATTCATCTCAACAGGATAGGACAAATGTCCTCCCTGTTTAGATATGATCTCATTATCAAAAACATGTTCCATGATCTCCTCATAGATTTCGGTCTGTTGTGTCAAACCGCCTATCATTTCATAGAGGACGAGCATGCGTTGGTAAATCTCATCAAGATCAAGCAAATGGGAATTGTCGAGATAACGTAAGTATAACTCAGTAAACTCCACATTGCCATCTATCATATGACGATAAGTCTGTTTATTATGATTATGGAGCGCAGTAGTAACATCCTCCATAAGGAAGAAATCTTCTTCTACACGCTGTGAGTAAGCCATATACATGCAAATACAGTTCATCTTAAAGTCATAAAGGTGGTTAGAAGGAGGCTCAAGACAGTCAGTGCGAGACTCACTATACTCAGGATCTTCCTCAACAATACCACCCTGTTGCTTAGGTTGTTCAAGCCCAGTGTCATATTCACTGGCTCCAATATTCTCAAGTAAAACTCGATCAGTCTTGGAGTGCCCCAAAGATCGTGGCGCGGGCAACTTACCTAATTCTTTAAGTTTATTCTTCTTCCTCTTCCACTTAGGTGGAATATTCGGAGACGAATATTTGCTAAATTTAGCTTTAATAGACGAATATGGTTTGGGTGTCATTTTGACAAGGCGTTTAAAAGGGGGGGGGGCTATGGTCGTATTCATCATGGGGGCTTACACGGAACTTTACGACTGGGTTGACCGCGTCCCCAGAAGGGTAGTTTACCTCCAACAGTCCAAGGGGATTCCTGATAACGCTCTAAACGAACAGGTAACCTCAATCTCAAGCTGGGCGTACCATGCAAGTTCCTATGAGGGCCGTCGAACGATCGGACCAAAGCGACACGTTTATAAGGCGCATTACGTGCATAACGCCAGCCAGTTGCTACGTCCAGCTCGAGGCAGGTCGGCTAATCCCTAAAACATACTACCAGGTATCCTTCTTCCACCTCTACTTACCAAGGCAATAGAGCCACTTAACAAATTGAAAGCATTAATAGTTGGAGAACATTACCAAAGATTAAACATCAAACAATCCGAATTTTCGCGCAGGTTCGATCGCAATCTTACCCGACCTACTAATAAGGGTCAATGTCCTACGCCCAGGCGTTTCGATTAGGAGAGCCAGATAGGCCGGCCACGCTAATCATAGCGAATGGGGCTGGATTTTTCGATATCACCGCATTTACAATCGGCTACCATCGTCACTTTATAGGAAAGTGAACCCCCCTCTGCTCTTAAAGTTCGCTTAACAGTCGCTCTAAGGGGGAGCGTTACTCTTTTTGGGTTTTATGTTTTCTAATTTTTATTGATATTTTAGAAACACTGGTTTATCAGCGTTCCTATATTTTTTAAAAATAAGCATTTGGCAAAAATTAGATGCCAATGCTGCAAATTTAAAAACAAATGGCATTAAAATAAAAATGCCATTGGGGAGAGTGGGGGCCAAATGGCCCCCGCGCGCCCCGGCTCACGTGAGCCATTACATACATCACTGCATGCTACCACACGAGTGGAATTTCGCCACCAGGAACATTCCCGGTAATGTATCTCCACAAGGAGAAAAATATCTACTAACACAGTAAATATGGCGACAGACGATCTGAACACTCCGGCTAAGGAGTGAACAGACCTCCTGTAATGCAAAAATGAAATTGATACGTAAATTTATT